CCTCAAACAATTGAGCAGTTTTACCTGCGCCAGCTTGAGCAGGTGTTAACGCTAACTCATCAGTAAATCCAAGAACTTTAGCCTTACCAGCCATAGCCGCATTACGTTGTTCAGCAAATGTCAAAGGCTGTGGTGTTCTAGCCTTAGTCTGCATACTCATAGCACCTACTGGCACACCAGCAACCAAGCCTAAAACACTAGCGGGAATATCACCAACAATAGGTTGCGCTGCTTCCGCTACCAGTTGACTTGTTGCGCCAGCAGGTACAGAAGTAACTAATTGTTGAGTAGGATTAACCGCCATCCTAGTAGCCATTTCTCGCACCATAGGAGTAGCTGATTGTCTAGCAATGTTAGGCAATGATGCTACTGATGCGGCTGTACCGCCTAAAGCACCAAAACCAGCTTCTACCATGCGCTGACCAGTTGTCTCAGGCTTTGCTACACCTGCACTTGTTAAGCCATCTTGGATTGTTTTAGACAACATTTGCAAACGAGGCAAATCCTTACCAGTAAGTTGCTCACCACCGATAAGAATCATGTTGATAAGCGCATTGAGTGCGTCACCAACTGGAACAGCCATAGAACCTGCAAGTTGACCAGCAGGGCCAAACGGAGTACCCGCTACAGCACCAACCAAAGGCGCAGCCATGCCACGAGTCGCAGCACCCACAAATTTACTGGCTTGTTCTTCAGAACGCCCCGCTCGCTTGCTACCCATCTGTGGATACAAACCAAAGGTTGCAACATCAGCACTTTGAGGAACTAATCTTGCAGCCAAGCCTTTACCAAAGATTTCATCAAACTGTGATGCAGTCTCTGGGTTAGCTTTTAGATAAGCAATGTCTTTAGCTGTTGGCTTTTCCATATTTACCTAGCGTAAGGATTATTAGATGGGTCTGGAGGAGGAATAAACTTAAATCCACGCAAACTCTTATTGTTTTCGTAAAAGAAGTTTTCAGCCTGTTCAGCATATGCTTTAGCTTTTTGCGACAAATATTGAATGTCTTTAATTGCCGCTTCTTTTGATGCCAACGAAACAGATGGGTTGGCTAAATCACCAACAGCTTTGTCATAGCGTTTAGCATCCGCATCGGAAGTAGGCCCACTAAACTTAGGCGTATTCAAAGCCAATGATTGTGACAAAGTAGCTAGTTTATCGTTTGCATCTTTAGCCTCTGAGCCAATACCAAAAGCACCAGCCACGCCTTTGATACCAGCCTCAATGCGTCCACCATAAGCCTGTTGCAGTAGTGGTGATGCTCTTAGAGCAACAGAAGACATATTGTCAGCTTTATTGGCTTCTTCTTTAGCTTTTGTAAGAACATCAAACTCTTTCTTCTGTGCGTAAGAGAATGTTTCTGGCTTATTAGCTTCGGTTGCTTTACGCAAATCAAGCATTTGCTGTTGAATACTTGCAGCCAACGCTTTACCTTCTGCTGACTGGTCAAGACCTTGCTTTTGCAAAACTCGCATTGCTTGTTGATTAGCCTCAGTAGAGGCTCTCATAGCATCAAGACTTGCTTGAGATTGCTGGAACTGCTGACTTCTGCCAATAGCATCAGTAAGTTCTTTTGCTCGTGTATCAGCTTTCTCAGGGTCAATCAAACCTTTGCTATAGCTAGTTGCATATTGAGTAGCAAGATTTTTAAGGTGCGTAGGAATAGTCGGGTCAGTTGTAAACTGCAAGAATGGATTATCTTCTTGACCACCAGCACCAAGAAATCCTGCTTTACGCAAGTCAGGAACAAGTTTAGCCATCTGCGACAATGACGCTATTGGGTCATTTGACAACATAGCCAAGGCTTGTAGCTTGTTAGGGTCAATAGTGCGTGTAGTCTGAGCAGGTCTTGTTACTGCGCCCATTGATTCATCATATTCTGCTGGCGTAGTTGTCGTGCTAAAGATTTGTGGTGCAAGTGTACGCATCTGTTCTTCTTGCTTACGCTTACGCAACATCTCAGATAACTGATAATTCTGCAATTGTGTTTGCATAGCCTCAGTCATACCACCTTTGTAGGCTTTCTGACCAAGTTGCAAACCTTCAGCAATAGACTGCCCTGTGTTTCCACCTGCGAACAATCTGCCTGCTAGGGCATACAAGGCTTGTGCTTGTGCGTCTTCACGATTACGAGCAATGTCAGCAGGTGACATACCCAACAGACCCATTGTGTCTGCACCGCCTGTACCAAAAATGTCTAATAGTCCAGCCATGTTATTCCTTATTAACCATAGTTGTAATAACCTAAGTCAGCCCAATTAGATGAGTCAACAACAGTTGTTGGTGCAGAACCACCAAGGAAACTTGAACTAAATGGGTTTAAGTAACTTAAATTAGGTGAACCTAGATTCTTGTAAACACCTGCACCAACCGCAGCAGTACCTAGCAACTTCTGGAACGCAGAAGTATCAGCAGCACCACTAGCAGTAGTCTGTCCAACTCGTCCTAATGGATTGCCATAGACAAGAGACATATAGTTTTGCAAGTTCTGTTGTGGTTGGTTTTGCAAGAAGTTAAAACGCTGAATGTCAGCACCTAACTGTTGACCTTGGTAGCCTTCACGCAACTGCCCTGCTTGCAACAACTGGTTAATGTCTTGGTAATCAGCTTGAGCCAATGCTGGTGCTGCGCCAATAGCAGCTTGTTGCCTTGCTCGTTCTTGCTCGTAGTTCTGATAAGCTAATTGACCTGCTGTGTTAGTCAATGCCTGTGCATATTGACCAGAAGCCCTGTCTTGTAGGTTACCCATAGCACCAGAGCCATAACGCCCTGCTAGGCTTGACTTAGACGCAATGTCGCCTAATGTGCTTTGAAACTGAGTCTGAGCAGCTTGTGCAGCAGGGGCAAATGCACCTTGAAAGAAAGGGTTTCCACCTAGATAAGCACCGCCCAAAGTACCCTGTAACTGTTGTTGAGCAAGTCCAGTTAAAGGACTACCTGCCAAAGCACGAGTCTCTAAGGCTTGAACGCCAGCTTGTGTAGTTTGCGAGGGTGCTACAAAGGTTTCGCCTGTGTAGTATTGTGGGCCACCGCCCTGATAAAGTTGTTGAGCCTGTCCCAAACCATACGTTAAATATGGGGCAATCGTTGGGTCAACTGTGGATGTGGTAGTGGTAGCCATCTTTACTCCTAAAAGTTCGGATTCCGAGATGGGTCATCCACGGAATACATTATACATAAATTATTAAAATCAACCAATAATTGCATATCTATACGTCTTATTGGCAGTTATATTGGCGGCATGATTAACTGTCGCAGTCCCTTGGTCTTGTGCGCTTGTATATACCCTTGTGGCATCAGCATTGGCGGCAGTAGAAGCAGGGACAAAGACAATCACGCTGTCTGGGCCAATCCTTCTGTCTGTCATGGTTGTAGTAGTTGCACCGCCCACCGCCAAAGTAATTGACCCTGTGTTATTGGTTTTACCATCCATAACCCCACGGACTACTTCAGCCACAGCCCTCTGGTCACCACCAAACGCGGGTAGGCTTCTAAACATCAGCGAACCCCTTGTGGAGTTACATCCACATCCACAGAGATAGCGTTATCCCAATTAGAACCAGTAGGAGTGACTTTTAGTCTGTGATACCTACCTGCGCTTCTCAAGGAAACACGATTCTCTGAACTAGCAGCCACCGCAGTATTAAAACTCACACCTTGGTTTAGCAGGGTACGAGAAGCAATAGCCACAGTAGCAGAGCCATTGTCAACAATAGGTCTAGCTAGGGTTACTACTGAGTTAGCACCAATGTCTAAGTCTCCAGTAGCAATAACCCCTGTTTGACTAGCACCTGTGTAAGTCATCACACGAGTGGCTAAAGTACCGCCTAAGAAATACTTGCCGCCAACATACAGTTGAGAGTCTAAACTTGTTGTTAACGCATCAATAGAGGCAGAAATGCTATCCAATTGCTCAAGCGTTACAGATGATGTGGAGGCTTCTGCTAGGAAATCTGTACCAGCATCTCCATAAGTCCACTTCTGAGTCTTAAAGTTGTAAATTATTACGCTTCTATTTCCGTTAACAGTTTTGTAATTCCAGATTACAAGTTTGCGAATTGGGTCAACAGCAGCAGACATGGTTTTATAGTCTGATTCAGAAGCATCTTGTAGGAAGAATCTATCTACCTTCTCTGCACCAATGGCTGTGACGTTCTGTCCATCACACATATAGAAACCATCATCAGACAAGAAGAAAGTTACACCTTGGTATTGTGCAATTGAGCCAGATACCATGCAACCCTTACCACGAGAGATATTGTCAAACTGGAATATAAACGGAGTACCCACATAGGTCATTCTGTGAATTGCTCTCTCTAAAAGAACAAGACCAAACTCACCACCACGGATTCCTACAATCTGACCACCATCAGGAATGTCCTGATAATCAGACTGTGTGTTTACATCCTCAGTCCAATCTGTTTCGTTATTGATAGCAGACCAACGAACCCTATATTGCTGTTGAGCAGATGATTCATAAGTGTTTGCACAAACCACAAAGTCACGCACCACAGTAATGAACTTAGCAATAGGCGCAGTAGCCGACAAGTCAGCAAACGATGTAGAAGTTCCTAGCGTCCATGCTTGGAGTTTCTCAGCGTTATTGGTAGAAATAACAGTCTTACCAAACTGAGTAAAACGAACCCTGTCGTTAGCACCAGTTGTCATGCCTGTTTTAACTTGAGTAATACCGCCCACACCAGAAACTGTGTAAATCTTAGATGCGCCAGCAGCAAACAAAGCAGTATTACCATCGGGTTGCTTGGCAGCGTACAAAGAAGTTAAGTCCTCGGCAGCGTTACTTGTGGAGAACGTGACAGGAGTGGGAAATGGGCCGTACCCGATAGCCTGACTAACCACGTTCTTAGCGTCAGTCAACGCACCAGACACGCTAGGCTGGTCAGGCATCCACTCACCAAAAGTTAGTTTTGTCGTAGCCATGTGTTACTTCCTTGCGCTTGAATTGTCCATGTATTGTCATTAGCAGATACTGGAGTCCATGTGTTTGTGTCACCAGAAACTGTAGTCCATGTATTGCTATCAGTAGAAACTGGTGTCCAAGTGTTATCGTCTTGTGGTACTGGTGTCCAGTTGTCTCCTAAGATAACACCTTTAGCCGTAATTGTTGCTAGACCTGATACCGAGGCTACCCCTGCATAAATTGCAGACGCACTAGCGACAACATTAGCATTGGCTTCCACACTAGCAACCGCACCTACAACCAAACCACCATTAGCAGTTACTGTTGCGTCACCAGTAATTGAACCATTGCCAAACTGAACCCTGATAGCGTCAGCAGTTACAGTAGCATTACCAGTTACAGAAGCTACCGCATTTGCTACGATTCCACCAAGAGCCGTAACAGTTGCATTTCCAGTTATATCTGCGATACCAAACTGCACACGAGTGCCATTGGCTATTACATCTGCATTTCCAGTAATACTTCCACTAGCAAACTGAACACGAATAGCATCTGCGCTAACAGTAGCATTGGCATCAATCGCACCAGAACCAAACTGAACCCTAGTTGCATCACAACTGACACTAGCAGAGCAATCAATGCTTGCACTAGCTAATTGAACCCTTACTGCATCTGCCGTTACTGTCGCTGTACCATCTACCGCCCCACTACCACTCTGAACCCTTATAGCATCAGCTACAACGCTTGCAGACGCAGTTACAGACCCATAGGCATCCCATAGGGTAACTGATGTTGTGTAAAGTGGACTATCGAGTGTGAGTGTTAAGTCATCAATGCTAGACTTTAATTGGTCTAGCGAGTCAATCGTCCACGGAGGCAGTAAGTCAGCCATCTCACGCTAAAGTAACGCTCAATGAACCAGAAGCGACACGGAACACATCGCCAGTTGCAATAGTCTTAGATGCGTCTAGCGGAGAGTGATACAGCAAGTTACCTGTAGTCAAAGCATCACGGATACCAATATGGGTAATTGTTCCCCATGAGCCACCAGCTTGAGGAAACTCAATAGCAGCAGAATTGGTAGTTGCACCATTACTAGGCGCACCAAACGTAATTGATTGACGAGCATAGCTAGTACCAGAACATTCAGTTCCAGTATCAGCATCTGTTGGGTCAGTTGTATAAAGTGCCAAGTACACAGTCGTAGGTGCTGTGTAGCTAGTTGCTCTCAACGTAACATTGATAAGAGCATTTTCCAAATAGTTAGACATTTCAGCCATAGTTTCACCTTGCAGTTAATTTCATTGCTAACGGAACACCAGAGTATTGACCTTCTTCGTCAGACTTGGTGAGAGAGGAGATTGCTCTGTCATACATAGAACCCCATGTATTGATACGAGCGTCATTCATTAAGTAAGGCTCTGCCTCAACCAATGCGCCATACAGCAAACCATCAGGTGCAACATTCAAGAAAACATTGCTTGCGTTACTGCTAGACAGATATGGAGGCGCAGCAAAGTAGAGCATCTTTAGCGTATAGATGCCATCAGGTGCAGGTGCTACTTGAAACTCAGAAGCAAGAATAGTGTAAGACTTAGGAACGCCAACTTCTGATGTTCTTGGGTCATTAGATAACGATGAGGGACTAGAGTAACTCAATGGTTGAATTGGGTTTGTCATTACGACAAAATCACGAATCTCTAAGAAGTCGCTAGGTAATTCTACAGTTGCATCACCAGAGACTGTGCTAGTCGTTACAGACTTTAGCATCTGGCGAACACGCAACTCTCTACGCAAACGATTCTCAGCCAGAGTAATAAAGTCTGGAATGATGCTTGTCAAGTCAGACCTAGCCAAATAGTTGGCTATTGAAGTCTGCAAGTCAGAATATGTTGAGAGGCTCATACCACTCCAGTTCTAGTGCGCCATGCACGATTCATTGGGTCATTCAACCAAGCAGCAAAACGCTTATCATCAAGAACAGCAAAGCCACGCATGATTCCAACTTTGTTCAAGTCATCAATAACTGTCATGGGAATAGATGCAACCTTGTTGCCAAACAATTGGTCAGACCATCTTGCTCTCTCGTCATACGAGTTATATTCTTTTTTATTCTGCTCAACAATGTCAGAAACATCCTGACGAGTTTGAATAACGATGCCACCCTCACCATCGGCATGAACAGCAGTTTGTCTAAAGTTTTCCATACGTCAATTCTATCAGTTTGAGTAGAAAAGAAAATGCCCCAGAGGTTTAAGTCTGAGGCATTTTTTGGGTTACACCAGATTAAGGCGTTAAGTCCGCGATAATGCCATGAGCAGCTTCGTTCTTAACTTCCAAAGTGTACTCAGCCAACAACTGTGTGGATTCATTGTCGCCAGTTACAGCCAACTCGTTGGTCTGGAAAGGACGCAAGTAAGCAACAGCAGCCATGTCAGGGTCAAGCACATACGCAACTTCATCGCAAGTATTGGTAGAAGTCATGAAACGGTTGGGAACAACGCTCACCGTGCCGAAATCTGACAGGTAAACATCGGCCGCCGCCACGATAGTGGTAGGGGTATTAGATGGGGCCATGAAACGCTGAGCAGCGATACCAGCAAAAGCTGACACCAATTGCTTGTGTGCAGGGTTGACCATCAACACTTTAGGATTGCCACCAGAAGCGTAAACTTCTTTGATAACAGTCTTCAAGATATCTTCTGTGAAAGTGCGGTTTGTGCCATTGGTACGAGCAGTAGTGCCAGAAGCACCAGCAACGCCAGAAGTACCACCATCATAGTTAGAAGCCAACCATGCTTGCAGACCACCCAATTTACGAGCAGTAGAAGAATCACCATTGGTAGCAGTTTGATTGCTCAACAATGAAGTCTCCATGTCACGCTTAATTTCGGCCGATGATTTAGCCAAGTTATAAGCCTTTTCAGACTTACGACCAGCTTTGTCAACAGCTTGCAAAGTGCCAGAAATCTTGATAGTCTTCTGAGCAATCTGAGTGCGGTTACCAACACGAGTTGTTGGAGACATAGTGGCATCAGATGCCGTGGCCCCTTCAACGGTGTAGTTCGTTAAAACCGCAGCCGAAAGTGAGTCCGTTTGCCACTCATGGTAAACAGCAGTAGCTTTAGTCTTTCCAATGGAAGACATGAAAGGCGTGTCTGTGGGGCTGATGTTATAGATAACGTCCGAAAGGTCTTCACGCTGACCAATAGCGGTATATGTTTGATAGGTAGCCATTTTAATACTCCAAAATTAAAAGAATCGTTCAAATGCTTTAGCTGCGTCAGTAACTTTTCCAGTTTCACGCAACCTCTGCATAACCTGTTTATCTTGTGAAGACCTAGTAGGAGGCGCAGAAGTACCAGAACGCATCATCTTAGGGGCAGACTGGAGTTTTTTATTCAACTCTGGTTTGCTCTTTTGAAGTTGCTCATACTTCATTGCCTTATACAAGGTATGCACAGCACGACTGTCATACACGGAACTAAGTTCTTGGTCAGACCAACCTACAGACTTCGCATAGTCACGGATTTGTTTCCGAACCGCATCACCCTGTGGTGTCGCTAACTCAGGAATCAGACTAACTAGCTTCTCAGATTCTGTACGTAAGTGCGCTTGCAGTTGGGACTGTTGCTCTGCTTGTTGCTGTTGGGCAATGCGTTGCTGTTCATTCCTGACTACTGCTAACTGCTTCTCACGCTGGCTCTGTTCAGCTACCGCTACCGCATAACCGATAGGGTCTGTTTCCTTTAAAACTTCTAAGTCCACACCCTGATGTTGCTGCGTAAGGAAGCTATCCAACGCTTGCAACTTCTGGGCGTATGCCTGTCGCTCTTGTTTTACATACTCTAAGTGACTACGTTCAGCTTCAATCGCTTTACGTTGTTCAGCTAAAGCCTGAGACTTTTTAGTGTAATCCGTACCTTGTTGATAACCCTTAATAAGTTCGTCTAGTTCTACTTCGACTTCCTCACCAGATGCCTTGACTTTATATCTAGGCTTTGGCTCATCAGATTCCTCTGAATACTCAACTTCATCAGACGCTTGTAGTTCTTCTGGCTGTTCTTCGGTTTGGCCTTGTTCGGCTTCCTCAGAGTCACCCATTAGCCCCATAAACGCTGAAGCAGCTTGGTTTACATCTAGGCTTTCACTCCCATTAGGGTTGGTGTTTTCCATTTGTCATCTCAATAATCGCCAGAAACCTTCTGGACGGAGGGTAGGGTAAACCCTACAGAATCTTCCACTTTTTCTCTTTAATCACAGTTTCCGAGGCTAAACCTTCTAGGTGTCCTGTAATCAGTTCAATAGACTTAATGTGCCGATAGGCATCTTCACGCCTATCACATTCTTCTGCACTTGTGTTAATTATCACACTAATCTGTTCGTTTTTCAAGTTATTTAATACTTCTTTGAAAAAGTCATCGTTTAGTAAGTTTTTAGCCCATTGAGCCAAAATAGCTTTGTCGTTATTCAGCAAGGATAGCCCTCGTTATAGTTGGGTTGGGTTTTGCTACACCGCCAACTGGCGTAAACAAGTTAAAATAACTATTACCCCTAGCAGTACCCAAATCATTTATTGGGTTGTAGGTAGAAGTTCCACCGCTAGTTATAGACCTAATTGTGGCAATAGCTTCTTGGTCACCTAGTTCAGCAAGCACCCTTAAAGTGTTTGCGTCCATAGTGTCATAGGCTAAAGCCGCCCTTCTTCTGCTTGCGTCAGCAGTATTTGCTAGGTTGGCAGCACCCAATAGACCATACTCAGAAACAGAGCCTTCTGGTGCGTTTAGCAAGCCATTAACAATGTCACCTAGACTGTAGCCTGTTAGGTTACCTGCAATGCTATTAACAAGACTTAGGGTTGGGTTTGTCAGTCCAAGCAAAGCGTTAACTGTTAAAGGTGTATTGTCTGAGGCAATGCCAAGCCCTGCCGCCAATACGTTCCCTGCTGGCCCTGCCGCCAACATTGCTATCTTTGTACCCAAGTTAATAACATCTGCTTCTGTACGAATATCGGCAGCAGAGCCAATTAGGTTTAGCGCAATAGCTGTTTTAACTAGGTCTGAATTACCCGCTAAAGCAGCTATCGGTGCTACTGTACTTGCAACATTGGCTACATCAGTTCCAGTTACATTAGTCCCAAACAAGCCCCTGTTTGTTGTGTCTGTGGTTACATCGCCAGTTCTAGTAAAGTCATTGTTATATACAAGAGTATTGTCAATGGCTGTGTTTCCAGTAATCTTGCCTGTATCTACATTGTTAATCTTAATAACCCCAGAATCTATGCTTGCTGCTGCATCTGAATTTTTAATTGCCGTCATTGGTGTAGGCAGAACTCTAGGTTGTGCCTGTAACAACGAGCCATAAGCAATTCTAGGTTGGTCAGGTAACTGGTTACCAATCATGTCTAACAATGAAGTGGTAGGCGCAAACTGAGTCTGTGGACGATACTGGCTCTGTATGCCAGAAACAATGTCCTCATAAGTAGCACTCTGAGGATTGTTTCCACCAACTAAACTAACCAGTTCTTGATAGTTCATTCTTGTCTCACTTAGAAATCATGCTTAACACATTGTTCAATGAAGGTGTCGCAGTAGTTGTTGCAGTTGGGAATAAACCTGCTATCTGTGGACGAGAAGTAATGTAATCAATGTCAGCAGCAGATGCACCATAGTTACGCAAATCATTTCTAGTAACGCCTTTGAGCATATTAGCTACATCACCATAGTTACCAGATGCTTCGGCAGCAGTCCAAGCGTCCATCAATCCAGTAGGCATTGCGTTAATAGGAGGCGGTCTATATGTTGGGCTTACATTTGCACCTTGAATCATATTGACAATGCTCTGAGTGGTAGGACGCTGATTTATCAAGCCTTGAGCCAAACGCTTGGATTCTCCAAATGACGGAAACAACTCACGGAATTGACCAACAGTTGTCGGTTGCTGATAAATGTTCTGTGGGTTAAAGTTAAACGGAGTAGTCTGTGTTTTAGCTAATGTTGTAATTGGCTTATTAGCGTCAGTCATAAATGACTTGTTGTAAGTTTCCTGACCAAACTGGAATGGCACATTAGCCGTTGTAGCCAAGTTACCTACAGAAAAGTTAGCAGGTAAACGATTGCCAGCAGCAGTAGCAGCTTGGTCAACCAATGCCTGTACGCCAACAGAGTTTGCTTGTGCTTGCTCTAATGTCTTACCCACACCTAATTGGAAACCATAGTTAGGGTCTAACGCTGCTACTGCTTGTGGTGTACCAAATGCCGCATAAACATCATCCATTGACTTAGCAGTAGCCAATGAGTTAGTTAGGTTTTTGTACTCAGTATTAGTTAACGCACCAGTATTTAAAGCCAAGTTGATAGCTGATTGTGCTTGCTCACCAGTTAGTGTATCTACGCCATCTTTAACAACTAACTTACCATCTACAAATGAAGTGGTAATAGGTCTTTGAGTAACAGGGCTAATAAACTGGACGCTGTTACCTTGGACATTCTGAGAAATGTTTGGCAATGTTGTATCTAGTTTGTAAGTCTGTGTCGTAGGGTCATACACACCATAGGGGTTTACATTGGCGTACCGCCCTGCAAATGGGTCACTCTCTAGCGCAGCAACATTGGCTGATAACTTACCAGCTTCACCAAGTACAGTAGGATTAAATGGGTCATAACCTAATTTAGCCATTTCAGAGACATATTCTGTCTGAGTAGGGTTTCTACCTAGTGCGCTACGATAGCCAGAAATAATGCTCTGCGTATCGTAGTTATAGCCTTCTAAACTTTGGTTAAGAATTCCAGTACCACGAACAGAGTTTTGTTGGTTAGTAAAAGTACCACCACCAGTTAGATAGTTAACAGCTTCAGTCTTTTCTTGAGCCGTAGCATCTCTACCAAACTGAGTGTTATAGGCATAATCAATAACAGTATCAAGTGCCTTTTGTTCTGCAACAAGTGGTTTCCCTACGTTAGTTGCGTACTGATTAACATCAGCTACATTAAAGCCAAGCACACGCCCAATTTGCTCTGCTGGAACGCCCTGCTTTGCAGCTTCATTTGCTACAGCCGTATAAAGTGCATCGCCAGTTAAGCCTTTGAACTCTCTATCAATGTATTCTTTGACCAACTGGTCTGTGTAATAAACTGGTGCTGTAGCCATGATTAACCCCTAATCTCTACGTTGGATGTAATGCCAGCACCAATCTTCATTGCTTTCAATTGGGCTTCTGCTTCAAACTCTTGTTGCTTCAATGCAAAGTAAGCCTGTTGTTTCTCACGCTCTAATTGCAACTTAGCAACTTCCTTCTCACGCATTAATTGCATTTCAAGAGCAGCCTTCTGTTGCGCCATCTCCATGTCAATCTGCATCTGCTGTTGTTGCATCTGCAAGTCAGCTTGTGCTTTAGCTTGGTTGGCTTGTATCTCAGCTTGAGTCTTAGCCATCAATGCTTGAACCTCTGGAGGCATCTGCTGTTGCTGTGGAGGAGGATTGCTCAACGCTTGGTCTTGCTCTGGCGTAATCGCTTTGTAGAACTCAGCACTATCTTTAAAGCCAGCAATCTCTACCATGCGTCCCAAAGTACCACGATACTGAGCAGGTGAAACATAAGGATTAGCAGGGCCATACTGACCAATCAACTGCTCTTGTTTAGCAAGAACCATCGACAACATCGCCATCTGCTCTTGACGATTACCTGCGCCTAGACCTACATTGATAGACACATCATATTGGTTAGCCCATGTTCTAGGGTCAAACTCTACGAATTCTCCTCTCATACGCACTAAACGAGCCTTGTCTTGGTACTTACAGAGTAGGTGAAGGATACCCTTGAACAAAGATTTAACGCCTGTCTCAGCAAAGATTCGAGCAATTAGTTCAATCTTACCTGCGCCAGCTTGTTGCATTGAGGCAACCGCAGCAGCAGTCACGTTCTGCAAGATAGATGGGTCTAAACCCTGTGAGGCATCAGACACACCAGTACGCTTAGACTGTACTGTGTCCAGATACTGAAGCATTGGGAAAGCCTGAGAAGCCACGTTCTGAACTACAAGTTGCTGAACAGCGTTTGGAGACTTTACACGGATAATCCCACCCGCTGTAGACGTAAGCAAATCGTCTAAATTTGTTTGACCTTCAACAGCCAATACTCTGGCGTTGTTTGTCAGATATAAGTTATCCAACATCTGACGAGTGATAGTGGTCTTGATTAACTGTAGGTCAACTGTTCTGTCAGCCAACGAGTTACCAAAGAACTTGTGCGGAATTGGTATAGGACAAATTGAGTGGAACGGAACATAGTCTGTTTCCTCAATAATCTCTTTACCCTTCTCATCTTGCAGAATCTCATTTCCCGCATAGAAAACTTGAGTTAGAGAAGCAATGCCTTTTCCGTCTATATCAGTCTTAACATAGCACTCAAAGACTTCAATCTCTTGCATTGAAGGGTCATCTGTCTGTACTTGGTAAGGTTGCTCACCAGCAGAGTAACGTGCCA